TTAGTTTATCAAGCGCGGTAAGCGTGCCCGATTTGTTCGCGGTTGAAAACGGCTCGGCAACATTGGGCTCGTTGTCATAAAACGTCATGTTGTCAATTATTTTTCCGATAGGCTTTGAATTGGCGGCACTCACATCGTCGGGGATGTTCTGATATTGCGGCGCGTAAGAGTCAACGTAGGTTGTGCTGTAATCATCCGGATCATACGGATGCGCCGCCACATACGCGAGGTAATTGCGCACCGGCTCCGGGCACTGGTGCCATGTGATATTTTCCGAGCCGCTGATGCCGGAGATGGTCGCCGCAAGATTCGCGCTGTTCTGCGTTTGCGGAAGCGTACCGCCTTTATTGCCGCAGGCGGTATAGGCGTTCGCGATATTCGTCTTGATTCGCGTGATTTCACTTGCAATACTCAACTTCCTGCCTCCTTATACCTGGGATAGCTGCGTTTCGATGGTTCCGATGGCGGTTTGGATGGCTTCATAAACAGCTTTAGCGGACGGGTACTGCGTGTCTGTTGCACTTGAATCAACGGCTGTAACCTTGTTGGCAGTGCGTTCCACTCCGGTCAGATCGATCCCGTGTTCAGCAATGTAAGCCTCGACGATCTGACGGATGATCCTCCCGATGGTCTCCGGGTCTACGCCGGCAGAGATGTCGGCAAAGCTGCCCCATGCTGGGAAATCGACCGAGGTCGATGGACGGGAACGGCGGCGAGCGTAGATCTTGCCGTCGCGGGCTAATCTAAACTGCGCCTGACTGAATTCGGCGCTGACCGGAATGATCAGCGATTTATCGGTCGTGGTGTAGTAGACCTTGCCGTTATCGGTGGCGTTGTTAACGGTGGCAGAGGTGACATACGAGACCTTTGTACCGTCTCTGAGAATTTCAAGCGCCTGCTCAACGATCCCTTTGGAATCGGGGTCAGCCGGTGAAACATAATCATTCGGGCGTTTCCTGGGAACGATGGGGATTTTGATCGTCTTGATGGTTTTTCCGATGGTACTGTTCTCGGTAACATAAACCCACGCTTTGCCGTGAATCACGCCGCCGGACTGCAGAAACTCATTCGGAATGTCCACCGTCAGCGTGTCGTTCTCATAGACGCCGGTTTTGACGATCGCCTGGATCATGCGGTTGTTGGCAAAATGAACCTCGGTGTTTTCGTCAATGCCTGACAGCCCTTCGATGCAAAGCTGCTGTCCGATATCCCACTGGAACAGCTCGCCGGTGGTCACTTCATTCTGATTATTTGTAAAAATTGCGTGAAGTATCATTGATTTCTCCTTCCTCAACGCCTGTACCCGGCAAGGGACCTGACGCCGTCGTTAAATTTTAGTTGTAAATTCTGAGGATTCACCAGATCAACATCCATCACGTTCAGCGGCTCGACGGTGTTGACCTGCGGTTCAATGCTGATGATGGGAACCAATGTGTCAACCTCCAGCGGCGATGCCAGATTGATATTCGTCATGTCGACAGCCTCAACCTCATAGACCGTCGGACGGCTGAGATGTTTCGCTACCAGATCAGCCGTGGCGATCCTTTTCAATTCCAGCGGCGAAGAAATGCCTTCGTACTGCACAAAGCGGACGATCCTGCCGAACCTGTTGACCGCTTCAATGTTTTCGATGTAATCAACATTGTCATTGACGGAGGCGATGCCGATCGTCTGCTGGTTGCCGTTTGCGTCGGTATACTTTGAAATCGGATAGATCGCCGTCGCGAAGGGCTCTCCGTCTGAGCCGATCTGCAGGCTCTTGAGATTGACGGACTGCCGGATGGACTGCGTGCTCCTTCTCGTGATTTCTGACCGGAGCACCAGCTGGTTCTCCGTATCCGTATAGCGTACCTCCAGATAACCGCCGATATTATTCAACCCTTTGGTCAGAATGTTTGTCCATGCGGTATCATAGGACTGTGAGGACGTTGAAAATTTCAAATCGCTGTAAGCGCTGCCTGTTTCGTTGATAAAAGTAAATTGATGGGATGGCGTTGACAAGGCGTTGTGCATACCGATTATTTCTTCAACAAACAGCGGATAACGGCAGTTGGTACCGGTGCCCGGAATCGGATGAATACTTGAATTTTCGTTGAACACATAAGGCGGTACGATGGTATCATTCAGGAACGCCAGCACGCCCTCACATTCTACATAGCAGCTGTTGAAATGGTCAGTCTGTATGTCAACTATCCTTGCGCGGAACAGCAGCAGCCAGTCGTTGTAAAGACTGACGATACCTTCATAGCGCCGAAAATGCCGTACACTCGGATGGTGAAAACGGACAGCAAAGGTCAGCTTGCCGGCGCCGTTTGTTTCACGGTGATAGGTGCCGCTGAAAATCTTGTAAACATTATCAACCGGCCGCAAAACCGGGTAAACAACGCCGTTTCTTTCGTAATCAATACGATACATCAGAATTTTGCCTCCCGGTAACGGATTTCCACGTCGGCGGTGACGTCTGAGCTTGGCACCCATGTCCCCAGCGAATCACTCCATGTGCTGGCACTGACAACAAGCTGCTGTCTGCCCGGTGTCAGCAGAAAATTAGTGATTTCAGTAGTACCGACATTTTCCACCGTCTGGAAGATTGTTGAACCGTCCATATATACCTCTACCGCCTTCTTTGCCGGTGTTCCCTCCAGCGAATTGACTTTCAGGATCAGCTGCGCCGGCGCCAAGGTGTAAGTTTGAACGGTTGTCATGTTGCTGAGCGCCAGAAGGTAGATTTCCGTCGGACGGAGCTTTTCTCGGAACGGTTCCGCATCGAGCGTCAGCGTGATATAGGCATAGTTGCCGAATTTTGGCGCGAGCTCCACCGACACGCTCGCCCATCCGCGCAGACGATACTCCGGATACTTGTCGTCGATAATCTCAATCTGCTGACCGTGCCAGAAATTGAAGCGGTCAACGATGACCGTCACCTCGTCGGGCTTGCCGCAGACGAAAAACTGAAACGTCACGTCACGATTTTCATAGAACACCATGCCGCCGTAGTAGTTGGAATAATCCAGCTTGCCGTTCATCGCCGGAATATCGTCAAACAGGCGCTTGGGTTCAGGGTTGTTATACTGAGCCGACAGGACGATCGCGCCCAGATCGGTATAGGTGTGGACTTTGCCGTTGATTGAAATGCCTCTGACCTTCATTTACACACCCCTTTCACGGTTGACGGCACGGTTGTACAGCGCGTTATCCATGCGCTCGACGGTTCTGCCGACAAGAATGTTTCCGTCAAGATAGATTCCCTGCTCCTTGCGCGCAATCGCGTCCATCTTGTCGATCAGCACGTCCATTTTGGAGGACAGGGCGATCAACTCGCTGCGATCGATTCCACGAGAATAGGAAGTATCAAACAACGGAGGAATGATCGCGTGATCCATGTTGAGCAGCTCGCCGAGCCTTGCTTTATCCGGCGTCAACGATTGATAGATCGCTTCGTTGACTTCATCTCCGGTCGCTTTGATCTCGCGCTTCATGCTTCCCATTTTCTTCAACACGCCGAGAACGATGTTTTTACCAACAAAAGGCGCGTGCTTGTTTGCGGGGCTGTGCATGTCCCACCAATCCGTAAACGCGTTATAAATGGATTTGCTGACGTTTCCGACGGTTTCGCCGATTTTGGCGAAAATGGAGTTATTCCACATGCCTTTGAGCATACCGAGGACGATATTGCCGCCGGTTTCTCCCATGTCGATGCTTTCTGCGCCTTTTTTAGCTTCTTGCGCGAGTCCTTTGCCGCCCTCTTTATAGTCGGGCTTGTGGACGTCAAATTCCTGACGACCGCTTGCGAGCGTGTCGCCCATCGCGCTTTTGAATGGCTCTTTCTGCTCTTTGACCGCTTCGGTGGAAGCTTCAACTTCTTTTTTTACCTCCGGCGTCAGCTTGTTAAGCTCTGCCTGAGACCGCACAACCAACTGCTGGGCGTTGTCTACCATCGCCTGTGTTATTCCGGGAGCACCGTTTTCATACGCCGAGCGGATATCATTAAGGCTTTGCTGACTATCCTTTAATTGCTGTTCCAGCATCGCTTTTGTCGCATTCTCAGCATAGACAAAATGATTTGTCATCATATTTGTCGCTTCGGCAATAGCGCTGGTATCTTTGGAAGCGATGGCGGACGTTACGCCCTCGTAGCTTTTGATGGTGTTGAGGTATTCCAGATACTGCTTCTGCGCTTTTTCTGTTTCCTCCTGCGCCTTTTTCCGCCGGGAGATCTCAGCGTCTATCGCAACTAAAAGCCCGGCTTTTTCCTGCTCCTTTTTCGGATCGGCTTTCCATTGTCTGCCGGTGGTGGTCTGCACCCATTCGCCGGTCGCTCCGAATCGGTTGTATTCCTCTCGCAGCTCTCGGATACGGTCATCAATGGACTGGACATCTTTTTTCATATCCTGCCAATCAGTAAAAGCCTGGGTTCGGTTGGTGATGGCTTCTTTATAGCTGTCGGAAAACGCGTCCTGCTGTGCCTGTGCTTTTTGAAGCTGGATCAGACTGTTGATTTCCGTCTGCATCTGCTGATAATTCTTGATGACGCCGCCGGTAATCTCATATTCCTTGCCAAAGGCTTCATTCAGAACATCAACGATGGTTTTTGCTTCTTCCTCATATCCGGCTTTGATTTTGCCGCTTTCATCGGTGATGGCTTTTAAGCGGTCAGCAAGACCTTCATAATAACCATACTGCCCTTCGATTTCTTTGGAAGCCTGCTCGCGCGTTTGCCTTAATTCATCCCATTTTTCGATGTTTTCATCTATTCGGCGATAGAGTTTATCCTCTTCTTCCGTGAGAAAAGCCGCACGCCGCGTCGCTTCATCTGTAGTGAGATAGTAGGTCGTAATGGCTGCCGCTACCAGTCCCAGCAAAGCTATCAAGGCGCCGACAGGACTTGCGCTTTGGGCGGCATTCAACCCGATTTGAGCGGTTTCTGCTGCCTTTGTCGCGCCTGTCATGCCTTTAATGACATTGACGACCTTCGGGATCACGCCAACAAGATCGCCAAAACCTTTGACAGCTTTTCCGCCAAGAGTAACCGCAGGTCCGGCAACAGCAACAAGCTTGATGGTATTTAATACCGCCTGTTTCTGTTCAGGACTTAATTTCTTAAATCCCTGCGTAATATCCTTGATACCCTTGACAACATCATCGATCAGCGGCTTTCCCTCTTTGAGTGCTTCCGCCGCCAAGTCTGCACCGGCTAGTTTTAGATTGTTCAGGACTTGCTTGCTTTCCTCCAGCGGGTCAAGCGTCGCGTCATAGGTCTTTTTGACGGTATCGCGGTAGTCCGTCATGGAGCCGGAGAGGTCGTCAAAGTTGATTCTGCCGTCGCGAATAGCGTTCGCCATCTCAGCCGCGCCCTTCGTGCCGAACAGTTCCGTTGCTTTTTGAAGCGCTTCGGTGTCGGTGGTGGCGTTCTTGATATCGCTGACAGAATCTTTCAGCGCTTCGCTCAGGCTCTTGCCCTCTTTGGTTGCGTTTTTGACGGACGTTTTCAGCGCTGTCAGCGCCGTGCTGTCATTGATACCGTTTTTCTCGAATTGCGCCATCAAGGAAATGCTTTCTTCGAGCGAAAGCCCCATTTCCTTGAAAATGGCATTGTTATCCAGAACCTTGTCCATCAATGCGCTGACTGCTACACCGGTCTCCTGCCCTTTAGCGGTGATCATACCGAGCAGGTCAGGCAGATTTTTGGCTGACAGATTCCATGCGCTCATGATCCGCGCCGTCTTGCCGACGGAATCAGCCACGTCCGCGTCGTTGATCTTGGCGAATTGCAAGTATTGCTCAGTAACGGACTTCAAAACCTCGTCCGTGTAGCCGAAACGCGTGTTGACCTCGCCGATTGCCGCGCCAATGTCTGACATATCGAACACGGATCCGCTGAATATCTCGTCAGCTGTCGCTTTTAGACTGTCAAACGCTTCCTCAGTCGCGCCGGTCTTTTTAACGATGATGTCATAACCGTTGTCGAGGTCTTTGAAGGAAGCCACGGAACCGGCGAGAACTGCCGCCGCTGCCGCCGATCCCTTATTCAACACGGAACCGGCTTTTTCCAACCCCGTGCCGACGGTTTCGGCAGTCTTGGAGACCTTCTCCATGTTCTCAACGGCGCTGTCCGCCATGTCCTTGATAACGCCCTTCAAATGCGCCGCCTTATCCTCGGCGTTTTTGAAATTGACCGCTCCGGACTTGCGCTGTACCTCAGAAAACTTGTCGCCGGTTTCTTTCAGCTGCCCTTCCAGCTTCTCCAGATCAATGCGCGTCTGCTCAACCTCGCGCTGATACTTGCGGTAATCCGCCTCGCCAATCTCGCCGTTTTTGAAAAGCTGATTGACCTTTTTCTGCTCTTCCTTCATCAAGGACAGGCGTTTTTTCGTCTCGTCGACCTGATCGGTGAGGATCTTCTGCTTCTGCGCGAGCAGCTCCACATTGCCGGGATCCATTTTCAGCAGCTTTTCAACCTGGCGCAGCTCCGTCTGCAAAGACTTTGATTTTTTCTTGCTGTCGTCGAGCGCCTTGCCGAGTTTGGTGGTATCGCCGCCGATCTCGACGGTCAAGCCCCTGATTTTCTTGTTATTCGCCAAAATGAACACCTCCGTAACGCGCTCTTAACGCGGCTCTGTCCGGCTTGGTCTGGCTGAGACAGTAAGCGTCCTCGAGCATTTCTCTGCCCTTTTCCGTCGATGAAAACAGGTGAATGACCGCTTCACGCTGCAAAATGAGAAAATCAACATAGTTGAGCCGGCTGACCGCCGGAATGGACAGCCGCGCGTAATCGGCGACCATCTTCTCAGCGGCGGTGTAGCGCTCAAAATGATAGCTTTCGTCATCCCCGGCGCCGGAAAGGTTCGGCAGCGCGCAATACGGCAGCTGCTCGACCGTCGCGCGGATAAAGGAAAAATACTCGAGTAAAAACGCCCACAAATGCCCCTCTCTGCGCCATTTCAGCGCGATTGCGGCGCCTGTGGTGTTGTAATCCATCAGCGCCGACAAATGCGGTATGGCAGCGGCGAGCGTTTCCTTTGTCGCTTCCCCGTCGACCGCCCGGCGGATCGCCGCCGTGATGAACGGGAAATGCTCCTTATACGCGAAAAGCGGAGGCGGCAGAATCGTTGCGCTTCCGGCTTTCAGCGTGGGCAGAGCCTGCCCGAGAATGTCCGTCTGCTTCAATTTCTGTCGCCTCCGTTAATCAGTCTTTCTTTTCCTCGTAGTAATAGACCTTGCAGCCGGAATCATCCAGCGGCTGACAGTCGATCTCGAGGTCGGTAACCGTCGCGCTGTCCTTCTTGAACTCGATGTTCGCGTTGGTGTTGTGCGTGCCGGCGACGATGATCCAGATATCGCCGTCCACCTTGTCGGGATGATGGAAGATCCACAGATGCGGGGTCTCGTCGTCATTGTCGATGCCGCCGAACGTCGTCTTGTACTTCGCCACACTGCCTTGCGCCGCCGCGATCGTTTCGGGGTCGGAAGCGGTGGTGATCAGCCGCTGCAGCACTTCGGCGGAGAGCGTCATCAGACCGGCTTTCAGCTTCGGTTCCTCTGTCTGGAGCGCCACCTTCTTGACCAGTTCCATATCGTCGCTCTCGATGGTCTTGGTCTGGTTGTATTCCAGCGTCACGCCGCCCTTCACGTGCGAGAAGCGGTTGGCTTCGGTGCAGTAAGATTCAGGGTCATTGATCGTCATGTTTGCGGTGAAAACACCGCCGTCATACAGATGACCGCTGCCGAGAATTACTCTTTTCTTCATTGTGCTGTCTCCTTTTCGATATAGTCAAATTCATATATTGTCATGTAATAGCGCTCGCTTTCCAGCCAGACGCGGCTCTCCTTGCGGTAATGGAGCGCGTGCGCTTTCAGCTGTGCTTCGATCGCGCTTTCTGTCGCGGGACTTGGTTTGTTCGGCGCATAGAGCTCCAGCCGGATGTTGTGCTCGAGCACGTCTACCGTCTCGTCAGAGCTGAGAGAGGCATCCGTGTCGTCGTGATAAACGGCAAACGGAACGGACGGCGGCTGTTTGAATACCGTCTGAATGTAGGTTCTGCCCTCGATCAGACCGGCGCCCTGCAAAATCTCATCAATCATCCGCTTTCACCGCCTTTTCCAGTCCTTTGACGTACTCATCGGCGACCTCGTCTACAGAATCAACAAGAAAGCTGTTCGGCTTGGTTCTGCCGCCGTTTCTGAGCTGGTGCCCGTGCACCAGCAGGTGCGTCAGACGGTAATCGGGATCCTTGACGTACCAAACGCCCTTATAGGTGTAGCCGCCGTCCTCGTAGGTGCTCGCGATATGTCCGGCGAAACTGCCGGTGTCCTTCGGCGCGCGCTCCCTGGTCTTACGCACCAGCTTCCGGATGGCACTGGTCGTCACCTTACGCACGCGCTGCGTCACCTCGCTGCTGTAGCTGTCGAGCCGCTCGGCGATCGCCTTGTCAAGATCAATAATGCTGATCGTATCCTTCACCGTTGCACACCCCTTCCAGCTTCACGGTATGATGCCGCTCCTTGAAATCGTCGTAGTCCTCCACATAGAACACCGCGTCGCGGTAGATGATGCGGAAATCCTGCGTGTTCAGATAGATGGCGTGCAGCGCGCTGAGGTAGCGCACCTCAAAAGTCAGACTGAACGCCGCGCGCCTGGCGCCGTAGTCATGGCGTTCGGCGCCGCCGGTACGGTTGACGCGCGCCATCAGCTGCAGCCAGTCCTCCCATTCGCCGTTCTGATCCAGGCGCTGGAGGACGATCCGCTTGTCAAATGGTTCCTGCTTCACGTCTGCTCCCTCTTTTCCAGCCGCATCTGCATCATGAAATCACGCGCGATCCGGCGGTACCGCGCTTCACTGCTTGCGCTCATTATGCCGCGATTGTCGTACAGCTCCGCCGCGATCATCACGCCAAGCTCCTTCGCTCTCGGATCCTCGCGGTCGTAGTCCTCATGGATCGCCGATTGCAGGAAACGGTCGGCGGCAGGAAGCTGCCTGTTGATATTGCGCAGAACGATCTCGTCCGGCGTGTCCTCATAGCCGAGGTAGTCCAGCACATCCTGCGCCGTTACCTGAAATTCAGCCACCTGCCCCCACCTCCGATCAAGCGGTTACCGTGACCGTCGCGTATTTGTAGGCGTCTGCGTCCTGCTTGACAAAGTCGTTGCGGATGATACCGCGGATCAGAGCGCCGTTCTGTGCGAACGCGTTGAAGCCGTCCACAGCAGCGGTATCGCTGACAGCGATCTCAAGCTGCTGACGGTCAAACATCTTGATCGCCTCGGTCAGCTCGCCGACGACAAAGGGAATGACGGTGCTGCTGTTGGCGCCTGCCGTGCTCGCCCAAACACTGTTGGGAACCACGACCACCTCGCGCACCTTGCCGCCGATGCACACCTGCATCTTGCTGGGATCGGAAGGAACGGGATTGAGCAGCGGTCTGTGCTGGGAATCCTCGAGCGAATCCAGCCAGTTCATGCCGTCGTCGTTGGTGTAGATCTTGCTGTCATAGGCGGAGCCGACCGTGACGTTGATCAGCTTTTTCAGCCCCTTGAGGTCGGTGATCGCCACAGGGGTCACGCCGGCGGTGAGCTTGCTGAGCACCTTGTTGTTGATGGTGGCGACGCGCTGTCTGCCGAACCAGCGGACGATCTCCGCTCTGATGTTGGCGGAAGAATCGGCAAGCAGATCCTTTGTGACCGGGATGAAGCCGCCCTTGCCGGTGATGTTGTAATTGATCGGCAGATAGGTGGGCGCTGCGATGTTCGGCACTTCACCGCCTTCCTCTAAATCGGTGAATCCGGTGCAGGAAGCTTTCGTCTGGAAGGTGCGTCTGCCCTTGTAGGTGGTGACGTTCTCTGTGGAGATGTAATTCTCGAAGGAGAACTCCGCCTCCTTGAAATGCTCGATCTCCGTGCGGATGTCTTCGGGAACGGTATAACCGCCGTCGGCGTTTACGCCCTCGCTCATAGGCGTAACGGTACCGTCCTTGCGCACCATACCGCGGATCGTGGACGCGAATTTCTCCGTCACGTCCTTTTCGGCTTTCTTGTCGAACTGCTCGCCGCTGAGCTTCTTCGCTTCCTCCTGCTCACGCTCGAACAGACGCTTCTCGGCGTCGTACTCCTTTTCGAGCGCGTCCGCTTCGTTGAGCAGCTGCGTCGCCTTGTCGACGTCCTTGCCCTCGCCGTCGGCAAGAAATGCCTTCGCCTGGCTGGTCTTGGTGTTGATCTGCTCACGCAGGTCCTTCATTTTCTTGTTCAGTGTTACCATGGATTATTCCTCCCTGAATTTCATTTCTTTGATCCTGATCCTGGCGTTCAGCTCGGCGGTAGCCGCGCTGTCATCAGGCTGTTCCTTGTGCTGTTTTCTCGTGCCGGCGTTCGTCTGACACGGTACCGCCACAAAAGACACCTCATAGGCGTCGGTGCAGTCCGTGATCAGCGCCCGGCAGGTCTTACCGTTGTACTCCTGCCCCTTGCGGTGCGGACACTGCTGAAATGCTTTTCCGCAGACGCTGCACAGCATTTCGGATGTGGCAAACCCGACGGAAACCTCCTTTTTGATACCGGCTTTGATCTCCGCTATCAGATCGGCGTTTCCGGCGTTCACCATGTAGCAGTGCGCCACCAGCGTTGTCAGCGGTTCGCCGAGCGCCGTCTTTTCGCCGCTCTGCTCGCAAACCGTGTCGTAGATCCGCGCCTTCTGATTCTGCGCGCTGGGGTTATGGTCGAAGATGATCGTCTTGCCCTTCAGCTGCGCCGCAAGGCTCTCGACCGCCTTCTGCGTCAGCGGTTCATAGTCGCGGTCGATCTCCGGCGCGTTGCTGACAACGGCGATCTTGAACAGATACACATCCTCCGCCTTCAACGGCTCCAGCGTGAAGGCGTTGATTTTCTTTAACTCGTCATCGGTAGCGGTGAGAGCGCCAACCTTGGCGGTTTTCTGGATCATGCCGTCTTTCATGCTCACTCTCACCCCCTTTCCGCTGCTTCGATATCCTTGAGGTAGATGGTCGCGCTGTTGACGATGAGGTCGTCACCGCCTGGAAGCGCTTCGCGGTCATCCTTTGCGCGCGCCTCGTTCGGCGTCATCTGCGCGGAGTAGATGGCTTCGCGGTTCGCTTCGATGCGCGTTTTATAATCAGCACGGAGAATCGAATCCACATTGAATTTGGTGTAGAATTCCGTGCCGGTCAACAGTTTGAAATTGGCTTCGTCCTCGTACTGTTTGATAATGAACAGCAGGGTATCCACCAGAAAAGCCAGCTGCTGGGCTTCCGCCGAGGCGTAGCTTGCCTTGGTATAATCGCCGATCTGCACCGGCTTGATGCCGAACGCCGCCGCGATCTGAACGGCGGAGTACTGCTTCAGCTCCAGAAATTGAGAATCCGCCAGCTTGACGTTGGACAGGTTCTCAATCTTCGCCATATACGGCAGCGGAATGAGCATGTCAATGCCCTCCGCCTTATATTCGCCCTTGATGTACTTTTCAATACCTTTGATGAACTGCTTTTCGTTGGCATCGGAGAGATCGCCGGTGTACTGAATCGCCGCTTTGCCGGCAAAGCCGTTATCGTACATCTTGTTGAGTAAATGCTGCGCCTTGACGTTGCCGCTGATGGTTTCCGCAAGCACCTCGCGGACAGACTTGCCGACCAGTCCGTTTTTCGTCGCAAAATTACGAACATGAAACATGGAATCGAACGGAATCATGATGATTCTGCCGTTCGGCGCAGTATAGCGGTACCACAGCGACGGCGCGTCGGCAAGTATCTCCGCGTTGTCATACCACAGGTCGATCAGCCACGGCTCCAGCGGAAAGAGTTCCGGCTCGCCTTTCTCGTTGTAGCGGATCCAGGCGTAGCCATTGCCATAGTGATTGCGGTTGTATTCCATCAGCGACCAGAACAGCGCCGCGCCCATGTAGCGGTTCGGGCGGTCGTGCAGCAGCTTCCAGTAGGGACTGTCGCGCTGCTCTTTGATGCCGCCGCGTTCGGTGCGAGAAAGCACCTTGACCGGCATCTTGCCCAGCGCTTCCGACAGGATCTTCAAGCAGGCGAAATATGTGGCGTTGCTGATCGCTTCACGCGTCTGATTGTCGCCGCTGAGTCCGAGAAAATCCGCCAGCTCGCGCCAATGCTCCATGGTATCGTCGATCGTGCCCTTGCGGATGATGTGCGCCGCCATCTTGACGCGCTCTATGAATTTGATGGTAACCACCCCATTTGTGCCAGATAATCGTTCATATCCTGATCGCAGTTCCTTGTCGGCTCGCCTTTGTCCTGCATACGGCAGAAATGCGCGTCGATACAGGCGTCCACCGGGTCGATCCGGTTGCCGTTCAGAGAACCGCGCTTGTCAATTTTGATTTCGTTAAAAGAGTTTTTCGTTTCGACCGCGTTTTCAAAGCTGTAAACAAGCAGCTCGTTGCGCCGATCAAACAGCACATTATGCTCACGGGCACTGAGCTTGATGTCCTCAGTCGCGCTGCTGAGGTTTTTGGCGGACTGCGTGACGATAACCACCTTGTCTGTCAGGTCCTCCAGATCGGCAAGAATGCCGTCGGCATTGTGCGGATCCACACCGATCGCGCGAAAATGCAGCTGATAGCTCTCTTTCAGCTTCTTCAGATCGCGGATGATGAATTTATAGTCGTTCTTGAAGCTCATGCTGTCGCCGGTTGCGGTGATCAGACCGTCCTGCTCCCATATATCATAGGGCGCAAGGTCGTTCTCGATATGCTCCTGCAGCCGTCCGAGCGGCATGTATGAATGTGAATGAAAGAAGGGAACGCCGTCACAGTCAAACTCAATTGACCAGCTTGTCAGGTCGCCGCCGCTGGAAAGGTCAAGTCCGACCCAGCAGTCAGCGCCGCGGAAGCGTTCAAAATCTATATCCGCCAGACAACTGCGGAGGTCGTCGGGGTTCACATAATTCTTGTTGTCTCCGCGCGTCCAAAGGTTGACGGTCCTGGTGATGTAGGTCGCACGCGTCGAGCCGCCCATGACCTTAGCGTCCTGCGCTTCGCTGAGCAGGCGCTCGATGTTCTCTTCATCGCCGACGCACAGCGGATTCGCCTTGAGCAGCGCCTCTACGCTGTAAATATCGTCGTCCTCGTCGGGACAAAAGATATCCGCGAAGAAGTCCTCGGCGGTAACGGTGCCCTCCAAGACGGAGATGGCAAAGCGGTCAAGTTCCTTGCAGTAGCTGTGTGGATTGTCGCCGCGCGTCGTGATGGATGACATCATGGTTTCCGGCAGATTGCGCGTGCCTTTCCAGAGTTTGGAGTAGACGGAGTTGTCTTTTTGCAAATGGAGCTCGTCCAGCGAGATGAAAATACCGCGGAAGCCTTCGTCCAGTCCGCCCTCTTTGCTAAGTGCCTCGATGGTGCAGCCGGTATTCAGCGCGATGATCTCGCTCTTGTAGTCTTTGATCAGGAAGTATTCCATCAGATCCGGGTCAGCCTTGATAAAATTCCGCATTTCCTCCCATACAACGCGTGCCTGACGGCGCTTGGTGGCAGCGGTGAACAGCTTGCCCTCTTGATACCCGGAGAAACCCGCGATATAGACGCCGATACCGCCGTTTTCAAAAGACTTGCCATTCTGACGCGCTACGGATTTATAGCGGCGGCGAAAACGGCGGCGGTCGTTGGACGTCTTTAACCAGCCGAAAGTGCAGCCGATGTCAAAGGCCTGAGAGCCGATCAGCCTGACGGGCTTCTTCTCAAAGCCCTCGCCGATCGTCAGCGTCTCAAAAAATTCGAGTACGTTGTCGGCTGCTTCAACGCTCCAGTAGTACGGAAACTTGGCAGTTCGCTGCCGCTCCAGGTCGCGCAGGTGACGCTTGCAGGCGAGAATGTGATATCTACCACAAAACGGGATTTTTCCGTCGACAACCGCCTGCGCGTATTCAGTTACCCTGTCGGTCATGCGCTATCCCGTCCGGTTAAATCTGGAAAACTTGTTTTCGGTTTTCTTCTCCGGCGCTTTCGGCACAACCAGCTTGCAGCGGCTGGAGATGGTCAAGCCAAGGTCAGAAGCGAGCTTGCGCAATTCATCAAGCCGTTTGGCATAAACGTGTGAGGCAACTTCGTATTGTTTCTCGTCGTCAAAGAAATCCACTTTGTTCATGATTTCATTGGCTTCCTCGAACCGCTCCTGCGCGATCACCAGCCGCGCCAGTGCGTCGTTGTCGGTCTCGCCCATGATCTCTAGCTGTGAAAGCTGTTTGGCGAGCTTACGGAACAGCTTTTTCTGTGAATCTGATAAGTAAGCAGGCGGCTTGATGCCCTTGGGCACGGGCTTGACCTCGCTTGCCTCTCTCTGCCTGATTTCTTCCTTCGTTAAATGTTTTTTGCCCTTGAATTCCAGGAGCTTTACCGGCTGTCTGGGTCTTGCCACTGTCATCACCGCCTTATCAAAATTTCATTTAGGGAGTTTTTTCCATACCATCC